GTTAACAGACACCAACACGGCTACCTATTCAGATTTAACAACTTACCCTAGTGTACATCATTTTGATAATTGGGAAAGTCCAAACTTCGATTTGAATTGGGGTATGCCTATACTATTTGATTATCCAGCTACGTCCGTAACAAGTGACAATCTTTTTACTAGATATCATGAAAGGTTTGTTAAGGAAATGACTGGACGAGATAGTAAGATAGTAGAACTTTATGCAAAGATAAGCGTTAACGATATTAATAGCTTAGATTTTAGTAAATCTGTAATGTGGAACGGAGTACTTTATAGACTTAATCAAATAACGGATTTTGATAGTAACGTATCAGAGTCTACAAAAATAGAATTAATAAAAATAATACAAGCAAACAACCCCGTAACGGGTACTATAACATGGACGGAATTACCAACCGTAGATATTGAGTTTTCTCCTTCAGATACGGGTACAGATGTGGGTGTTGGTTTTGGGGGTGTTGAGGACATATTAACTTACAGTGATATATTTTTTGGATAATGGACATTAAAAGAAGACAAGTAATTAAAAGAAGTACAGGTGTTGCAACAGTTCCTGTAAGTGGTGACCATAGAAATGGCGACTGGATTGTAACCGATATCTACGAAGGTGAGTTGATGCAAGACATTACCACGGGTTTATTATACACTCGTTTAGGCAATGATATACTAGACGCTAACGGAAAGCCTTTAGTGAAAAATTACCGTGCTTTAATAAGTCAAGTAAGTACAACCGCGCCAAGTGTAATAGAGTTTGAAAACACTATAGGTGCAATTGTATGGACTAGAATTTCAGCGGGTAAATATATGGGTACACTAGTAGGAGCTTTTACTATAAACAAAGTAGAGTGTTATTGTGGAACACCAATGGTTAACGATAGGGTTTATAACTTTTATAGAAAGTCAGCAGATGCCGTTGAATTATACACTTATGAAGCTGGAGTTTTTACAGATGCAATTATAGATAATTTATCAATTAAAATAACTATTAACTAATGGCTGAAGAAATAGTATTTAAAACCACGGTCGACACTGGTAATAGTGTCTCTGCAATTAACGACGTAGACAAAGCGTTAAAGGAAGTTAATTCAACGGTAAAAAGTAATAGTGTTGATTCTAATAAAGCCTTTGATGATCTTAATGCGAAAGTTGATAGTGGCGAGTTATCAGTAAGGCAATTAAGTAAAGCTGTAAAGGAATACGCTACTATTGCCGTGCAAGCGGGTGAAGATAGCCCTATAGGTCAGGAAGCTATAAGAAGGGCTGGTGAACTTAAAGATAGATTAGGCGACCTTCAAACACAGATAAACAATAACGCCAACGACGGGCGTAGTATGCAAACAGCTTTACAACTCGGTCAAGGTATTGCGGCAGGTTATGCAGTTGCTCAAGGTGCTTTAGCTTTGTTTGGTGATGAGAATAAAGACCTACAAAAAACACTTGTCAAACTGCAAGCAATACAAGCTGTACTAGCAGGACTTGAAGAAATACGTTCTATCTTAGAAAAGGAAAGTTTAGTAAGAACTGCAGCTCTTAAAGTTTGGAATGTAGTAAAGGTAGCTAGTGAGTACGCATATGCGACTGCAATAGGAACAAGTACGGGAGCTTTAAAATTAGCTAGGCTTGCAATGCTTGCTTTACCTATAGTTGCTATTATTGCTGGTATTATAGCTATAGGTTCAGCTATGTCAGCGTTTGGGGACGAAACAGAATCAACTGAGGAAAAACAAAAGAGGTTAGATGATGCTTTAGAAGCTACAAATAAAACTTTAGAATCTCAAAAATTAGCCTATGAAAATGCAGCAACGGCATCAAAGTGGGCAAATGATAAACAATTAATAGACGCCTTAAATGCAGGGGCAAGTGAGAAGGAAATAAATGATATAAAATTAAAAGGTTCAAAAAACAGATTAGCCATTTTAAAAGCTGAATACGAAAAAAACAAAGAAAATGCTTTGGTAATGTATTCCGACTTAAAAATTACTCAAGCTCAAGTAGATGCTATAATGAAGTCGAAAAGTGACTCTTATAAAAAATATTCTACTGAATTAATGAATATGAATATGGCAGAAGCTCAATCCAGAAACGAATCAATAAGGGCAACTCGGAAATCACAAAATGAAGATAATAAAAAACAAGCTGAAGCTAGTATAGAACATAATAAAAAAGTTAAAGAAGCTGCAATAAAACATAAACAGGATTTAGCGAAGGTCGAAGAGGATAATAGAGTAGCCATGCATAATAGTGAGGTTGGATTCTTTGAAGCCACTATTTTAAGCAACCAAGAATTAAGTAAAAAAGCTTTTAACGCTCAAAAAGGATTATTACTAGAAAATAAAGAGTTCGCGCTAGCTGACTTAAAAGCAACGGAAGGACAAAAAGAAGCTATTAAAGCAAAGTATAATGCTGACTTAATAAAATTAGAGAAAGAACATAATGATGCGTTAAAAGAAATTGTTTATAAAGATAAAAAAGCAATTTTAGAGGTTGCATTAAATGATGACACAAAAAATGTAGAAGCTAAAAAAGACTTACTATTACTAGAAAGAGATTTTTTACTATCAAATACTAAATTAACTGAAGCGGAAATTTTCGCTATAAAACAAAATTATATAAAAGAGGTTCAGGATATGGATTCCGAAGCTTATACAGCTTACCAAGAGGCTACAAACACGGCGCAACAAAATGAAATTAATGGAGTAAATGAAAAATACGACGCATTAATTAAAACCGCTGAACAATACGGATTTGACACTATAGAACTTGAAAAGAAAAGACAAGAAGAGTTAAATAAGATAGAAGAAGCTGCAACGGTTAAAAAAATAGATAACGTTAAAAAGTATGCAGACGCTACAATGGCTTCTTTAAATGCTTTAAACGATTTACAAAACCAATTAGACGCTAATAAATTAAAAAATCAAAACTTAACAGAAGCGCAAGTATTAGAGATTAAAAAGAAAGCGTTTAATAGAGACAAGGCTTTAAAGATTGCAAGTGTTTCTATAAATACAGCAGAAGCTATAAGTAAATCCGTTGCTGCAAGTCCATTAACATTTGGAGCGCCTTTCTCTGTATTCTCAGCGGTCACGGGAATAGCACAGATTGCAGCAATTGCAAGCACTAAGTTTGACGGAGGTGGTAGTAATATTACAGCCCCAACTACACCAGCAAATGAAAATCAAAGTTCTGGCGGTGGCGGTTTTGGTGTAGGTTCTACTAGTGAAGTGTCAAGTGTTGGACTTACAGATAATGCTACAGGAATAAAAGTAACCGTTGTAGACTCTGAAATCAAAGCCGTTATGGATGCTTCAGCTGCTGCTAGTGTATTGTCTACTTTCGGGGGTTAGTGTAAACACTATTTAGAATTAATCTAAATAAAATGTAAATAATTCAATTTTAATTAATAACTTTATATTATGTTACCAATTTATAAGCTTACAATTAATGACAATGATGAGACGGGCGTAGACTATAACGCGTTTGTTGACACGCCTGCACACTTAAAAGCCTTTATTGCTTTTGATAAATCAATGCCTTATAAGTTTAAAGAAGAACAAAGAATTGTAACGGGTGTTATGATGAGCGCAAATACTTTGATTTACAGAAATAGTCCAGATATTGGAGAACACCAAGTTTTCTTCGACGTTGCTACAATTAAACAAATAGTACTTAAGTTTTTTAAGAACAGTTTTGGGAACAATGTAAATAAAATGCACAATGAAAACGATAAAGTAAACGGTGCTATAATGCTAGAAAGTTTTTTTATTGATTCAAAGCGAGGTGTTAACGCCCCTATCGAATTTAGTAAACAAAATCTACAAGATGGGACTTGGATAGCTTCCTACAAAGTAGAGAATGACCAACTATGGGACGAAGTAAAAAGTGGAAAGTTTCAAGGTTTTAGTGTCGAAGGAATTTTTGATAGAATACAAGTAAATATAAAAACAAATAATAAACAAAAGATGAACAAAAAAGAAGTAAGTGGTAAGTCACTCTTTAATTTGATTTTTGGTAAAAGCAAGTTTGAAGAAGTGCCAGTTACAGAAGAAACAGTTTCATCATTTGCGGAGGTTACATCACTAGACGGCACGGTGCTGACTTATGAGGGTGAACTAGCAATTGATGCGCCTATCTTCGTAATTGATGAGAATGGCGACAAGTTGCCAGCCCCAGCATTAGATTATCAATGTGAAATTGATGGTAAAGTATTAATTATTTCAGTTAATGAAAGCGGTTTAATTTCTGCTATTGAAGACGTTATCGTTGAAGAAGCTGAGATGAGCGCTGAGATTAAAGACTCAATCCTTGCAGAAGTTGCTGAAGTAATGAAAAGTACTTTAGAAGCTACGTTTGCTAAAATTGAAGAATTGACTTCAGAACTTAAAAAACTTAAAGAAGAGAAAGTGAGCAAGTTTCAAAATGAAGCTAAAACGGGAGTTAAAGAAGTTGCTAAAATGACAGCAAACGAAATCCTAAAAAATATTAAAAACTAAATTTAAAAATAAATAAAGATGAATAAAATTGGAAAATTGGGTAAAGCCCTTAAAGAAAAATTTGATTACGATGTAGTTGGATTACCAGCATGGACTGACAATACAATGCCTGTAGTAATTACAGACTTGATTAACAACTCTGATTTTTTAAGTTCTTTGACTTTAGAGTCAGATGTTAAAGGAACGAAAGAGATTGCTTTGTTAAATTCAGATGTAACGCTTCAAGCTAAAGTTGCTTGTACTCCTTCTCCTGATGGTTCTGTTATCTTTACAAAAGCTGACCTTACAACTGTACCTTTGTACATGGGTATCGAGTTTTGTAATGAAGACCTTAATGGTAAAATGACTCAAATCTTAAACAAGTTAGGTTTGAAAATGCAAGACGGTCAACTTCCTGCAGACCTTGAAACTGTTTTAGGTGCTTACCTTGGTAAATTGTTACAACGTAAAGCTCAGTTAGTAGTTGTTTCTGGTGACACTTCTTCAATCGACCCTGAACTAGTTTTGATGAATGGTTTACGTCACATCTTAGTTAACGATGCAGATGTATTGACTTACGATGCAGCAGATGCTACAATGACATCTACAAACGCTTATACTCAATTTATCGGAGTACATGATAAAATACCTACTGAATTGTTTGATAACGAAATGACTATCAAATTATATACAGGACGTACTGAAGCTAGAAAATGTATCACAGCTTGGAATACTGCTAATCAATATGATCACGTAGTTGTTACTAATACTAAATCTAGTGTTTCTTTTATCCTTCCTGGAACAAACGTTGAAGTTGTTACTTTGCCAGAGTTAGATGGTAAATCTGAAATTTACGCTATTCCTTTAGATTTAACTTTCTTAGGTGTTGATTCTTTAGATGATATGAATTTTGAAGTTAAGTACGATGCTTATAACGATAAATTGAAAGCTGAAGCTTCATTTAGATTAGGTACTCAAATTGTTTGGGGTCAATACTTTGTTAGACTTCATTTGTTAAACTCTTAATATTACTGAATTATGTGTGAAATCCTAGAAGGAAAGAACGCAGTATGTGATAGCGTAGGCGGTGTAAAAGCCATCTACGCTTGGAATACTGCAGACGCTACAATAACAAAGGCAAATGGTACTATTTCATCTTTATCTTTAGCAGCTGGTAAATATATCCACAAGTTTTTTGTTGAAATGGAGACGTCTAAATTTACAGCCACGAAAATAGGTGATAGAAAAAATCAATCTGTAGCATACGAGCAAACAGGAACTATGATGTTGAGCGGTAATACTGCAACTGATATTGTAAACCTTGAAGCTTTAGAAATCGCTAGAACTACTTTCGCTGTAGAATTGAACGATGGTACTTACGAAGTATTCTACGAAACTAACGGGGCGAGTGTTTCAGGTGTTAGAGATTCTGGACAAGCTTATGAAGATGCAAACGGTAACGTTTTAACTTTATCTGGTAAAGAAAAGAATAGACCTAATAAAATTGCTGCAGGATTAATTACAGCATTGTTAGACCCTGTTTCTTAATTAGAAATAATAAATTAATTAAAACCTTATTGAGAATTAATCTTAATAAGGTTTTTTTTGTATCTTTGAACTATGACAATTTTAATAACGAAATCTAGTTTAAACATTATAGCTTTGACATTGTCAGAACTTGAGGACCAAACACTAGATATTAATTGGCTTTTTAGGTTTACTAAAGACGAAGGTAGACAAGAAATATTTTGCTATTTAAATGATTTAAACGAGTCGACAGCACGTTATAATTTGTTTAATTTATTGGAGGGTGTAGATGCAACGTTTACAAAACTAGGAGATTATACCTATAGAGTTTATCAAATGCCTAACGGTGGTTCTTTAGATTATTCCTTAGGTATTCAATGCGAGATAGGTAAAGTAAGAGTAATAGATAATATTATAGTAGTGCCAGCAAGCTTTGAGCCTACATTAACATCAAATATTTATGGAGGAGAAACAAACAGCTAGAACGTTTAGTACATTTAGAGAGGTTGCAATCATTGACCCCGTTGAAACAGTAGCCAAAGAAGGGTGGGTAAAATGGGGAATCGACAACCTTTACCCTCAATTTTTATGGTCTTTATATGTTAACAGTCCTATTCATGGAGGTATAATCAACTCTAAAAATACTTTTATTTCGGGTGCTGGTTTAAACTATGAAGGTACTGAGAATTGGGATGAGATTAATAAAAACGGACGTTCTAAATATACACTAGACGAACTTGTCGAAATGTACTCACTAGACCAGGAAGTTATTAACGGTTATTATATTAAATGCGTTTATGATTCATTAAATCAAAAGTGGCAATTAGAACACTTAGATTTTGAGTTGATGCGACCTAATGAAAACGGAACTATATACTATTATTCTGAAAATTGGGCAACGTCTAGACAAAATGATAAGACAAAATTCAAAGAATATACTAGCTTTTTTAACCGTACAAGTGAAACAAAAGAATGCGTTTTATTTGTAAAGGCTAAATCTAGACAGTTTATACTAGAAACTAAAAAGCTAACTTCAGGATATTACCCTATTCCATTGTACAGCGGTGGTATTGATTCAATATTGACTGATATAGAGATTAATTTCTTTAGATTATCAGAGGTTGTTAACGGTTATAAGGGTGGGACATTGATATCTTTAAACAATGGTATACCAGAAAGCGAAGAACAAGCTGAAAAGATAGTATATGACCTTAAATTAAACGCTACAGATAAGCGTAAGCAAGGCGGTGTAAGCGTTACTTTCTCAGATGGTAAAGATAGAGAGCCTAGCATTGTGCAATTAAATGGAAATGACCTAGATAAGCGCTACGAAAGTACAGAGGTTGGACTTTCTAAAAAGATATTTATTGCACATTCTGTAATTAACCCTAAAATGTTCGGTTATATTCAAGATTCTTCTTTATTTTCTAGTGACTTAGAAAATGACTTTAAACTATTCAATCGTACATACGTAAAGAAAAGACAAAAGAATATATCAGACTCTTTGAACTATGTACTTTCAGAACTTAACGGAATGACGGGAGAAATTAGTTTTAACGAATACGAACTATTTGATAAAGTTATTGAGCCAATTGTACCTGTAGCTTTAAAGTTATCAGCAGAAGACAATGAAACGCAAATACTAGATTTATTTGTAAGTTGTGGACGTTCTAAAAACGATGTTAAAATTATAAAATCTAGTGAATTTAAAAACCAAACAGAAGAGGAAATTATCGAAGGATTTTTTAAAGACAAATTTGCTGTTAACGATAATCAAAATACAATCTTATCCATGCTATCAAATGGTGAGAGTTATGATGCAATTGTAAAAGTTTTAGATATGAAACCTATTGAAGTTTCAAAGATAATTGTAGGATTGCAAAATAACGGTTATTTAGATGGTGGTAACGTTACCGACAAAGGACTTCAAGAGATTGTAAACCGTGAACAGATAAGTGTTGTTTATTCTTATGAGAAAAGACCCAACGCTCCCGACTTAGTTAAAGGGGGTAGTTCTAGACCATTTTGCAAAACGCTTATTGAAATGGATAAAGTTTACACAAGGAACGAAATAGATAATATCAGTTCAGCAGTTAAGCGTGACGTATGGAGTTATAGAGGTGGTTGGTATCATAACCCTAACACAGATATAAATACTCCTTCATGTAGACATTTTTGGAAACAAAACGTAATCTTTAAATAAAATGAGTACAGCATTATTAATAAACGCATATAATCTTAAACAACTTTCTTTGATTCATGGAAATGTTGAGGACAGTATATTAACACCTACTATTAAGATAGTACAAGACACAATGATAGAACCTATTATAGGGACTTCTTTGTACACTAGAATACTAGAAGGTATTGACCTAGATAATCTTAACACTGATGAGGTTATTTTAATGGATAAGTATATTATTCCCGTAGTTGCTATGGGTTGTAATTTAGAAGCCGTTGTAATGACTACATACCAAATTAGAAACAAGGCTACAGGAATAACAAACGACGAGTTTCTAAGGGGTGCAAGTGAAAGCGAAATAAATAGATTACAAGATTCATTTAGAAGTAAATTTGAACATTATAGACAAAAGTTAATACAATATTTAAAATACAATTCTGTTATATATCCTGAATACTACCAATACTTTTCTAATCCTGACTCTTTTTATAGTTGTTTAACGGATGGCGGTGAAGGAATTAAACCAGACTTAGGTAAAACTAGAAGTAATATTTATTTTAAATGAAGAAAACTTTAAATAATCTTAATACAGAACTACAAGCAATTGCAGACGCACACCTTCAGGTTAACACTTACTATTGGGGTGACTTTCTAAATGCTATAAACCAAGACAAGGCGGTTACTTACCCTTTAATGTGTTGCTTTGTTACGGGAAACAGTTTAGAAAAAGTTACTATTCCTGTTACTATTAATATAATTGTGGCGGACAAGTTTTTTAAGAATGGTCGACAAGGCAATTTAAACGATACTGAAAGTGATACTTTGCAAGTTGTTAGAGATGTTTACGAAGTTATTAGTAAAAGTCCTAGATGGCAAAACATTGGTAAGATAACAGGCGCAACGGCAAGTAAATTTTTAGAAAAGGGTGCAGATGAAAGCGCTGGATGGATTTTAGCGATATCATTTACAATATACGACAATCAAAGTATTTGTAATTTACCTATGATGGGTTACGACTTTGAAACGTCTGCAAATATACAAATGTGTGAGGACGTTATTATAATAAACTCAGACGGTTCGTTTACGCATACGGCTGCAAGTGGTGACGTTTATACGCTTCCAGATACTACATACAATGTTTATGTTAATGGTAACTTAAATAGTACATTCACTATTCCAACATTAAGCTAATGAAAAACTTTATAACCGACTTAGCATTTACAGAACAACTTACAACACTTGCAAGTAATGATACTATACTAGTAAGGCAAACTAGTCAAAGCAAAAAGAATACAGAAATAAGTGTGAGTAATTTCTTTGAGTCAAATATAACTCCACATATAGCCTTATTAGATACAACTATTCAAACTATTGCAGTTGCAAACACTCCCCAAGCAATTACATTTAACACATTAGATTTTGCTGCTAAAATAACACAAACTTCTAGTTCTAGATTTACAGTTTTAGAAGGTGGGAATTTTATAGCTAATATTTCAGCACAAACAGAACTTTCTAGCGGGGCTAATAAATTACTAGATATTTGGATAAAAGTAAACGGAACTAATTTAGCTAACTCAAATAGTAAGATTAGGGTTGCAAATGCTAACGACCAAAAAAGGCTAACTATTTCAATACCATTCACTTTAAACGCTAATGATTACGTTGAATTATGGATGAGTGGTAATGATGTACATTTACGATTATTAGCAACGGGAGTAGAAACAACACCTGATAGACCCGCAACTCCAAGTATTTTTTTAACAATAGATAAATTACCGTAAAAATTAAATAATTATTAATATCTTTATACTATGGCGAATAACATTAATATAACATTTAGCAAGGCAGATATGGGTCTTGAAAATGTGGATAACACTTCCGACTTAAACAAACCAATATCTACAGCTACACAAACGGCATTAGATGATAAGGTAGACAAAGAAGCTGGAAGCCGTTTAATAACTAGTGCTGAAGCTACATTGCTGGGTAATACTAGTGGAACGAATACGGGCGACCAAGACCTTCAAAGCGTTGTAACTGCTGGCAATACTACAGCTTCAGATATTCAATTTGGGGACGGTGTTGGTGTGTATTTAAATAATACTTCAAGACTTCGAGAGGGTACAATTGACTCAGGCGCTGGCGGTGGGGTTGCTCAAATTTGCGCTGTAGGTTACGAGTTGAAATGGGAAGCTGGTAGTCAGTATGTGATGGACGGAAACGGTCTTTTAATAAGAGAGGTTAACCATAAATTTACAAGCATTCCAGATGCAAATAATGACAATTCACAAGGCTTTTATATTGGGTCACGTTGGATATTAGATAATGGGGATTTATACATTTGCACAGATTCAACAACCGCAACTGCTGTATGGGAATTACAAACTATTGACACCGTGCCAACTGATGGAAGTGTTAAAGCTGTAGAATCTAACGGGGTCTTTGACGCTTTAGCAGATAAAGTTGATAAGGTTGTAGGAGAAAGACTTATAACAAGTGCTGAAAGTACTTTACTAGGCAATACAAGTGGAGTAAATACGGGTGACCAAACAATTAGTGATGCTACAATATCATTAACTGATATTACTACAAATGACTTTTCTACTACTAAACATGGTTTTGTTCCTAAAGGTACTAACACAGGGAAATTTTTAAAAGATGACGGTACATGGTCAACTGTTTCTGCAGGGATTACTGGGTCTGGAACTATAAATACTCTTTCTAAATTTACTTCATCAGGTGCAATAGGTAATAGTTTAATTAAGGATGATGGTTCTAATATAGCAGTTAATGGGACAATAGCTTCAGCTTATAAACTTGGCGTATATAGTACAACTGCCGGAGAAAACTACACTATCTACGGTAACACTACTGTAAATGGCGCTGTAGGTGTTTCGGGTGTGAATCAAGGTGTAGGTGCATCTACTAATTTCGGAGCTTCAGGAACAGCGCAAAGTTCAACAAGTTTAAATGTAGGTGTTTACGGTCAGGCAAGTGGTGCAAGTACTGTAAATATAGGAGGTAAATTTGTTGGAAGTGGTGCAACTACAAACTATTCAGCACAATTACAAGACGGAACTGAAGGAGTAGGTAAAGTTCTTACTTCTATGACAGCAGATGGTAAGGCACAATGGGCTACACCATCAGGAGCAAATATCCCACAAGCAAATAAAATCTACGTTGACTCAATAAACGGAGTTAATTCAACAGGTAGAGGAAATATTAATAATCCTTATTTAACTCCTGAATACGCTTTAGCAGATATAACTAATACAGGAACGGTAACAGCTACAACAACAAGTACAAGTTCTACTTTAACGTCAGTAAGTTCAACAGCTAATATAGTGGTAGGACAATTTATTACAGGAACAGGAATACCTTATAACACAATAGTTGTAAGTAAAACGTCTAATACAATTGTATTAAGTAAAGCGTGTACAGCAAGTGCTACAATAACTGCAACTTGGTGGACTATTTATGAGGTTATATTAAATGGTAATTTTGTTGTAACAAGTAATATACATAAAACAGGATTCTATATTAATAGTAAAAGTTTAGGAGCTACAATATCTTATGGAAATTTAACTTTATTTACTTTTACTGCAAATATTTTAATACCTTTTTATTTAAGCTTAGGGAAAACTTTTGGAACTCACGCAAATTCAGGATTAATTAATCCAGCAGGGTTCACAGCGATTGAAGGTTTTTTAGATTTAGGAAATTACTATTCAATATGTACTGGTTATAATTTAGGAAATATAGGAGGAGCTAGTTATTTAACATTTACAAATTTAAGTATCAATACAGAGATGTTTGATTGTAGATTTGGTTATGTTTCTCTAATTGCAGTATCAGGTAATTTTACTTGGAATGGTAACGCTTATGGATTATTAGGAGGGTTAAGATATACTTCAGGGTATGTTGATATAAACACTAAGATAACAACTCCAGCAAGTATAGTAGCTTTAAACGGTACTGCTACGCGCGGCAATATAAACGGTACTATTTTAGGAAGTTATACTCATGGTGGAGGTATTAATTTATATGCCAATATAGTAGGAACAACTGCAACTATTGATAGTGGAGATTATATAAAATCTGTAAATGTTTATGGTTCATTAACTGTAACAACAGTAACTTTAGGAGGTTCTCCTGTGATACTTGATGGAGATGTTACTGGAAATGTAATTTTTAATGGATTTCCTACTTCAAAGGGTAGTGTTGTAAACGGTTCAATAAATGGAACGGTTACAGTAAATAGCGGTAGTATCAAATTCAATGGAAATCAAGAAGGTACTGCAGTATCAAGATATATGACTGTTATTATTGGAGCAGGTACATTTATTAATAGTGGTCTTATAAGATTAACAGCGTTAACATATACAGGAGTTGGCAAGTTTATAAATGATGGTACTATATTAACTTATGGGGCTACGGCTACTTCAGCACCTATCAAGTTAACAAATTCAGGACAATTCATAAATAATAAAGATTTAATTTTTGATAGTACAGTAGAGTACATGCCATTAATTGAAAAAACAGATGGAGTACTTGTAAACAATGGTAGAATGTCTAATCCTTGTAACATGTATGTTAAATATGCTGCTAATACATCTGTTTCAAAAGAAGTTATTTTAGCTTACGCAATGTCTAATGGAAATACATACGGAAACTCTACAAGTGGAACAGGAGATATAAATAAGTTTGTTGTATCTTTGGCAAACACAAACACAGTGTTAACAATATTTGACGGCACAAATACAGTTATAATTTCTGTAGTAGGAGCAGGGAAATCAATTGCGGTTATTTCTGCTGAAATAGTAACATTAGTTAAAGCAAGTATTCTACTATTTCAAAATTGCTCTTATTCTTCAACATATGGTTTTGTAGTATTTATACCACGAGCAGGATTTACGGCAACTTTTACAGTAACTACAAATATTGGTTCTATAGGAACTTATGCTGGTGGTGGTGGATTCGCAGGAACTTTATTAGGTGCAGGAACAGAATTATTAAGTTCATCATATAATTATTAATTTATGGAAAATTTTAAACAAATAGTATATAGACATTCAGATCAAGCTTTGATGATTATACCACAAAATGATAATATTCAAGTAGTGCCAAGATTTGTAAATGAATTAACAGAACAACAACAAGTGTCATTTAATGAACTTGAAACATTTTGTTTGACACAAAAAGACCCATTATTATACACAGTTTATACAACTGATGTAAATAGATTAGATATACAAGGTGAAGATAGTGAAGTTATATGCTTAAACGTGTCTGAAATGAGTACTGAAGATAAGTTAATAGTAGACAATGTGGGTATTATATGTACAGAATTATTAAATAGTTAAAAGAAATGTTACAATTCGTAGAAATAACAAAAAAGTATGGAGTGACAGGAGTGCTAGCTTGTTGGCTATGGATTACAAACTCACGCGTAGAAGTATTAGAGGGCAAATTAGAACATTGTTACGAGTTAAGAATGGAAAACGGGAATTTAAAAGCTAATAGAATGTATAGTAAATCAATTAATTACGCAATATTACCAGACAAATTTAAAATAAAAAGAGCATGAGAAATTTAAGAGAAGTAAAAAAGAGATGGAACGCGGAAACACCGATGTTTTTTAAGAAGTTAATCCACGTAGGAATAGTAATAGGTTTAGTTGGTGGTGCGTTAATTACGTTACCTGCGACTGCTTCAGTAGGTGCGGTTCTAGTTACAATCGGAACGACTGCAGCAACGGTTTCAAAGTTTGCTAAAATATAATATGATAACAACTGCTGAATGTATTAAAAGATACGGGACGCCAAACGAGGGTGGAGTAGGTTATTTAGAAACTATTACTTTGCCTTATCCAATGGTTTATGATGGCAAGCCCGTTAAGAAAATGAGATGCCATAGGCTTGTTAAACAAAACTTTTTAGACGTGTTTAATGAGCTACTAAGTGTTTACACGTATCCTGAAATAGTACGTTTAGGTATAGATAAGTTTGGAGGTTGTTTCAATTATAGAAAAATGCGAGGGGGTACAGAGTTTAGCCGTCATTCGTGGGGTATAGCAATTGATTTAGACCCTCAAAGAAACCAATTAAAAGAAACTAATAAGACTGCTAGATTTGCACGTCCTGAGTACGCTAAAATGATTGACATATTCTATAAACATGGATTTGTTTCTTTAGGTAGAGAAAAGAACTACGATTGGATGCACTTTGAGATAAAATAATTAATTAACTACGTGCCAGACACGCTTCCCGTAAGAACAGCGTCCGAAGTTTGGACTTCTAAGTAAGGGAAATGACGATGTCTATAACTTTACTACCCCCAGGAAAGTTTCTCTGATCAAGAACTACTGCCTGGGTTTTTTGTTTTATATAAAGTTATTTGTATATTTGTAAAAATTCAATTAAATTAAAATATGAAAACGAGCCAAAAAGGTATTGAATTAATAAAACAATTTGAAGGGTGCAAGCTGAAAAGTTATAAGTGTCCTGCTTCCGTTTGGACAATTGGCTACGGTAACACGTTCTACTTAGATGGTAGCAAGGTTCTAATGGGGCAAAAGATTAGCCAAGTAGAAGCGGATATGTTACTGTTAAAGTTATTACCTAAATACGAAGCTACAGTAATCAAAAATATAAAGGTTGCTTTAAATCAAAACCAATTTGATGCCCTTGTATCATTCTGTTGGAACTGTGGAAGCTCACAAGCTTTATTCAGATTAGTAAACCAAAAAGCAACGGATGAAGTTATTTATGATTGGTTAATAAACCATTATATCATGGGCGGTGGTAAAGTGCTTGCAGGATTAGTAAGACGTAGAAGGGTCGAAGCTGATTTGTTTATAAAGAAATAAAGGTTATATTTGTATGGGTTTTTCATAATTTCCCATGTGTTTTTTTTGGTTAGGTTAAATTGGGCCGAATAGCGAAAGTTGTTCGGCCTTCTTATTTAGATTCAATATAAATAGCAATTATTTTATAATAAAGTTTGTTATAGTCAATATTATAGTTATCTTTGCTATGTCAATAAGACGTAACAATAATAAAAACACAAAATTATGAAAGCAACACAAAACAAATTAGAAAACATTTACATTGCACCCCCATTAGGAATATGTATTAAATGGTGGAAATCAAAAGGACAAGCCGAAGCTACAACGGGAAGCTTCAATTATGAATTATACTTACAGTATTTAAAAGCAATAAACAAATAATTATGAGAAACACAATTAAAACACTAGAAGAGTGCATAGCTGATTTAAAGAAATTAATTCCTAGTCATGCAAAAACAACATTTATCAATTATAAAGATATTGATTTAGAAGTAGAATTTCAAGATAGCTACGACAATAGATTCCCTGAAGACGGTCAATATGTTTATGTATTAAGAGTGTACGTTGCTGGCGTAGATATTACAGAATTATTCGAACAGGAATGGATGCAAAATGAATTAGTAGAAATTTACCTTAAAAACCAAGAGTTATGAAAATATACGCAAAAATACACGCAGCCAAGCAAGAGATAGGAGTAGTTAAAAAGAACGCTAAGAACCCACACTTTAAAAATACTTATGCTGATTTAAACGCATTAATTGACGCAGTTGAACCGATACTATTAGAAAAGGGTTTAATACTCTTACAACCGATAAAAGATGGTAAAGTCTTCACGCAGATAATAGACATTGATAACGGTGAAATGATTGAAAGTAATATAGATTTAAGCCCTAACTTAACTGCGCAGGCTCTTGGTTCGCAAATAACCTATTTTCGCAGGTACCAAATTTCGGCGATTTTATCGTTACAATCTGACGACGATGACGGTCAAAAAGCAAGCGCGCCGCAACGTAAACAAACTATTGACAACGCACGTTTTGAGAAAGCCTTAGAGACTATTAAACAAGGTACTTACTCGATTCATTTGTTAAAATCTACTTTTGAATTAAGTGATTTACAGGAAAAAGCATTACTAATTTTATAAATAACTAAAAGATGAGCGCAGCAGGAAGAGAATTTCTACACTTCAGAATGGAAGAGGAACAATATAGACAACTAGAAGACGAGCAAAGAAACGCTTTAAATATCTACAAAGTTGAAGTAGATGGTATAGACTACTCAAATGATGAGATTTGGGCCGCATTAAAAAAGAAGTCAACAAAGGCATACATTGACCTAAAAAATAGAGAATACGACCTAAGACACGATGTAAGATGAGAGAGTTCCAAGACGACAAAAATATAAAAGAAATGAAGTTCCTATTAAAATTATTCTTAACAATAATAGGATTAGTAGGAATAATGATAGGGTTAACAGTTTACGAAATACTTACAAAATGAAAAGACAACTTAAAAAGAATATAATAGATTTTAGTGAAATAGACCTTACTAATATCTTAATGATTACAGAAAATAACGGTTTAAAAGATGACGCTAACAGCCTTGTAAAATTAGCCTTTGAATTAATTAATAGATTAGTAGAAGCGGATTTAAAAATATTGAAACCATGAAAACAGCAATACAACATTTGATACATTCATTTGAAAATGATAAGATGCAGTCAACGTATTCAAAGGAACAGATTTTAAATTTATTAAATTTTATGTTAGAACAAGAGAAGCAACAGATTATAGAAGCCCACGGAAATAAACTAAGGAAATCTAAGGGGGTAACTAATTACGAATATTGGTTAAGCGGTGAAGAGTATTACAAAGAAACCTTTAAACCATGAAAATGAAACCAAGAATTAAGATAGATTTAGAAGACGATATAAGCATTTTAAAAAGAAACGAAGACTGGAGGTCTATTGATATAGTAATAAACGAATTTACACTAATAAAAAAAGAGATGACAGCTAAAGAGAAATCGGAACACCTGATAAGACAAATGACAGTAGACTTTAATATTGACTACGACCAGAGCATATTGTGCGCTTTGATATGTTGTGATGAGGTTTTAGAACACTTACAGCTTCACGACATCGTTATGATAGATTATTGGGATAGGGTTAAATTAGAATTAGAGAAACTATGATAACAGAATATTGTTTAGTAGGGTGCAAAGAAACGCATCACCATAAAAATTGCAGCGAGTATACAACAGGAATAGACTACGTTAAGCCAAACTTCTTAGAAGCTAAGCAAGTTATTGCACGCGCTGGATACGCTAATTTGATAAGTACATTAAATATTTACACAATTATAGAAACTTATAAGCAACAGTACAGAATCCAATGCGACAACGGTAAAGTGCATAATCTATCAAAGAAATTATTTTACAGTAAAATTTAAAGACATGGACAAAGAAATAGCATACATGAAATGGCTAAAACGGTTTAAACGTACTAGATTAATTCCATTAGATAGAAAACATAACGGGGGCATTCTAAGAAACAAATACGAGCGTAAAGATAAGATAGCATTTAACAAGTGTTTAAATGGCTTAGAATGGTTTAAAAACAACGAATATGAATAAGACAGCAGTAGAATGGTTAGAAGAAAAGTGGCGTAACTACGATTTAAACCTAGGCAAGTCAGGATTTAATTTATTCCTTAAACAAGCAAAAGACATGGAAAAGCAACAGATAATTGAAGCCTTTGATACTGGTTTTAAAAAATGGAATGATGGAGTAGAAAATCATTTAAAATCAGAAGACTATTATAATGAAACATTTAAATCATGAAATGTTATATTTTTATACAATAACCGAAAAAATTCCGATTATATACAAGAATACTACAATAAACTTTTAAAACATGAAACAGAAACTTACAGAACAAGAACAAAAATTGTTATACTTAAACGATAAAAAGTTTTACGATAGATTAATGGCTGAATCAATGGCAATGGCTCCTAGACTTAGAGATAACTATGAATTATTAAACAAAGTTTTTCCTAAATTTTATACAACGGACTTACTCAAAAAGTTAGATATGTTTTGCAATAGTTTATATTATTCTCAATCAGGTGAAAACTTAGCAGATGTGGCAGATGAAGAGATTTATAATGTAAAAAAGTTAGTAGAGTTTTTCGATAAAAGTTTTGAGTTATGAGTGGTGGAGCTTTCGAATATTCTCAATATAAAATTAGAGATATTCACGAACATATCCAAAATGAATTGGATAAGCAAGGTCAAGAAAAACAAGTTGAATTTTGGAATAAAGAATACTTTGAGAAATACCCTGAGGCAAGATTTGAGGAAATTTATAGAGAAGACGTACAGCAAATATTTAAAGATGGTATTGAAGCGTTAAAGAAAGCTGAGGTATACGCTCAAAGGATTGATTGGTTTCTTTCAGGTGATGACGGAGAAGATAGTTTAGTTTCAAGACTGAAATCTGATTTAGAAAAGTTATAACGACCGTATTAGCATCTGCGAAGTTGCGCTAATGAAGTGTTATAGCGTGCCAAAATTAAAATTTATTTGTACTTTTGGCACATACACATAGCTGCTTAATGCGTATTGTTCGGTTAAGCAACTGAATAGGGGGAGTAAAATAAACGCAATTATTTTGTCTAAGCTCCCCTTATTCTTACTTTGGCACTATTATTCACTTAGTGCCAAAACACAAATACACTATAAACACAATCATTTGCCGTATATTTGTGCATGAAATATTTACCAATCTTACTATTATTATCCTGTAATACCAGCGTTCACCAATACAACCTAGATAGTCAACGTAAAAGTATGCTGAAATATGACAAGCAAAGCATACGTAAACAGCAGAATATAAGAGATGGGAGAGGTAAAACACTATTTAGAATTAATATAAATAAGAGTAAAAAGATTATAATTAGATAATCCTGCTATTAATTTAGTAGGATTTTTTGTTTTATGCCACATAAATAGTAATCTTTTTTATTTTTTAGTAATCTTTTTGAAAGTAAAAGATTCTTAGTGGTAGCAAGGGTTTACAAAAAAGCAGTAATCTTTCTAAAAAAAAAGATTCTTAGTGGTACCTAAGCGTAGAGGGCAATAGTAATCTTTTTTGGCTAAAATCGCTACCTTTTTATATATAATACCCAAAAAACCCGAAAAAAAAAAGTTGAAAAACACGAAAAAACATTACTATTCGTCTGTATCCTTAGGTACCACTAAGAATCTTTTTAAAAAAAAAGATTACTATGAAACACAAAAAGATTTTTTCACCCTCTTAGCCTTAGGTACCACTAAGAATCTTTTTTTTTATAGGTAAAATAAATGATAAAATTATTGTCAATTAAAATATTATACTTACTTTTGTAAAAGTTGAGCCATGCAGGGCTATAAAGATATTTAACGAGTTGGTGGAGGAACTGCATTTCTGAAGCCGCTCGTTTTTTTTTAATTAATAAATGCAGTTATGATTAACAATTTAATTAATCCAGAAGATAAATTCTGGAGTTCAAACCAAGATGGTAAAGTATCATTGAATAACTTTAAATTTAAAAGGTTTTTAGAGATGCATGATTTCTTTAAAAACAAACCTAACGAAAACAGCTCTTTTAATATAATCAAAAAGAATGGTATTTTTTTAGAGATTCAAGATGAAACAGATATTAAAGATTTTGTTTTAACTTATGTATTAAAGAATAATTTAGGTGAAGATGTATATAATCTTCTTACTACTCGTTTAACAATATTTAAACGTGACTATTTAAGCATGATAGAAAGTAAAAAAATAGATATATTAAAAGATACTAAAGATATAGCTTATTTATTTTATAAAAATGGAGTAGTTGAAGTTAAAAAAGATAGTCAGGAGCTAAAAGATTATGCTAACTACGGTTTATCAATATGGAAAGACCAAATAATAAATAGAAACTATATTGAAAGCGACCACCACGATAGCGAGTTTAGAACTTTTATATGGAAGATTTCAGGCGAGAATGTAGATAGATATAATACGTTTCAAAGTGTAATAGGTTACTTAGTACATTCTTATAAATCAAATGGTAATAATAAAGCTATTATTTTAAATGATGAAATGATAAGTGATGAGCCAAATGGAAGGAGCGGCAAGGGTTTATTTTGGAACGCTTTAAAGCACATGAAAAAAGTACAGTCTATTGATGGTAAACAATTTTCTTTTGCGGGTGATTTTCCATATCAATCTGTAAAAACTGACTGCCAAGTATTAGTATTTGATGACGTTAAAAGGAATTTCTTATTTGAAAATTTATTTAGTGTAATTACAGAAGGTATAGAAATTACCTACAAAGGTAAAGATACTATTAAATTACCTGTAGAAGATTCACCAAAGATTCTAATTACTACAAATTACACGATTAAAGGAACGGGAGGTTCTCACGATGCTAGGAAGTTTGAAGTTGAATTAAGTACATTCTTTAATTCAGGACATACTCCGATTGATTTCTTTAAGCATTATCTTTTTAACGATTGGGACAAATTAGAATGGGCAAGGTTTGACTGCTACATTATTGAATGTATAAAAAAGTATCTTAATTTTGGATTAATGAATTATGAAAGCATATCTTTACCGTTCAAAAAATTTGAATTAGAAATAACCAAAGGACTATTTGAAATAATACAAACTTTGAAAAGTAATGAGTGGATTGTCTTTGATGACTTTTATAATTTATATATTCAGAACGTAGTTAAGAAGTGGGATGCGCAAACAAAAAATACAGTTACTAGGAACTTAAAAAAATATATTGCATTCTATAAATATAAATATGAAGAGATTGTAAATAATGGTGTTAAAAAATTTAAAATAATTAGAGATGCAGCAACTAACTAAACCAAAATGTATAATACTAAACACTCCTTTCATATCCATTAAAGAGGAATTAGCTAAACAGTATATTGAATTATCAGAACATGAAAAGATAAACGGTAATTTAAGAACTGAAATAGATATTAATACAGCATTCCATTACATAAAGAATTTAGCCTTTAGGACTGAAGCTACGCTATTAAAACAACAATCTAAAGACGTAGACACAAAGATTATAGAAAACACGTTAAAACGGCTTATGTTTATTCAATATCAGTTTAGCAAGTTAGACGTAGAAATTCAAACTTTGAAAAGACAAAATCAATTACTAGAAGAGAAGTTGAATTATTTTAAATCTCAATTCAAATGATAGTTTTACGGGAGTATCAAAAAGAATATATTGATAAAATAAAGAAAAGTTTTAAAAACGGTAATAAAAAACTTATACTTTGTTCTGCTACGGGGTCAGGTAAAACGATTATGTTTAGCTATATGACTTTGGAAGCTATTAATAAGGGTAAAAACGTATTAATATTAACTGATAGAAAGGAATTATTTACACAATCGACAAGCTCCCTTCATAAAATGGGGTTAGTTCCTTCCGAAATTAGACCGAGTAAAGAAGTAGATGAAAACAAATTGCACGTTGGAATGATACAAACCGTTTCAAGACGTTTAGACAAGCTAAAAGATTACTTTGATACCTTAGATTTGATAATAATAGATGAAGCTCACAAAACTATCTTTGATAAAGTATTCAATTATATAAACAAAAACACTTTTGTAATAGGTGCAACTGCTACACCTCATCGAGAAAAGAATCAAGATAGCTTAAAATTATATTATTCTGATATTATTCAAGTTATTGATACTCCTGACTTAATAAAATTAGGGAACTTATCTACACCTGAAAGCTATGGAGTGCCGATTAATTTAAAAGGGGTAAAAACTAGAGGAGGTGATTACGATGAGAAAGCAATGGCTGATAAGTTTAGTGAAATTAAATTGTTTCATGGGGTTTTTGATAATTACCAACGATTAACGCCCAATAAGAAAGCTTTAGTATTTGCGCCAAATGTAGAAAGTAGTAAGGAACTTGTAGAAAGTTTTAGCGACAAAGGTTTACCCTGTAAGCACGTTGACTGTTATATGAGTGATGAGGTTAGAAAATATACTTTAAAATGGTTTGCAGAAACACCCAATGCTATACTATCAAATTACGGCATATTAACAACGGGTTTTGATTGTCCTAGTATTGAAGTAGTGATACTTTACAGAGCAACTAAAAGTTTACCTTTATTCCTGCAAATGGTTGGACGTGGTTCTAGGGTTACTGAAAGTAAAAACACATTTACAATATTAGATTTTGGGAACAATATTAAAACACATAACTATTGGGAAGCTGCCAGAGTATGGAGCTTAGATAAAAAAGAATATAAAGAAGATTCTGCACCGCTTAAAGAGTGTCCTTCATGTTACTTTATAAATTCCAATACAGCGAGTGAGTGCGCAAATTGTGGTTTTATATTTAAGAAAACAGAACAGGAACTAGAAGCAGAAATAATAGTTGAACTACAGAAAATGAACAAATGGCAAAGTATAGATTTTTTAGTAGATGCAAGTTTTAAAGATTTAGAATTATATGCAACTGCAAAAGGGTATAGTAAGAACTGGGTTAAACATCAATTAAAAACAGAGAAAGATTTTTATGACTATGGAGAATACAAAGGATATAGAAAAGGGTGGGACAAGTACTGAAAATAAAATACAGCAGCAAATGTATTTATGGTTTGTAAATAATTACAGTTTAAAGGATAATATTAAAGGTATTTTTGCAAGTGTACCGAATGATTCAAAGGACGCTAAAGAGCAGATGAGAAAAAAAGCTACGGGAATGAAAGTAGGTCATGCAGATTTTAACGTATATTTGCCTAACGGTAAAGTATTGATGTTCGAAGTTAAGACACCAATAGGAAAACAAAGCGACCATCAAAAAAGATTTGAACTAGAAGTACAAGGATTAGGATTTGAATATTACATAGTAAGAAGTTTAGATGAGTTTAAAAATATAATAGAAACGATATGGCAGATATAACGATGTGTAGCGGCAATAACTGCCCTAAAAAAGAAGAGTGCTACAGATTTACAGCCTACGCAAATGAATATAGACAAAGCTACTTTTGTGAGCCGCCATTTAAGATAGTGGAAGATAAGTTCACGTGTGATATGTTTTGGGCTGACAGGAATGAGGGAATTATTAACCAATTAAAAGATATAATGAAATGAACGAGCTAGATGTATTAGTTGAGAGATTAAAGAAAATAGGTATTAATGTTGAATTAACAGGAAACATACCTTGGATTTATTTAAGGAGTGTAAACGGTAATCCGATTAAACGAGAGGACTATAAGAACGCGAATCACGGTCATTGCATTGGTTGGTATCCTTCGTTTAATTATGATACTTATCATATTAATTGGCATGATATTAAGTATACCTTTGAATTAATTAGAAAATACAAATAAGATGAGTACAACCTTCGGAGTAAAGATACCTAGTACAGGTGAAGTTGTACTAATAGCAAGGAGAATGAACGGTAATATAAACTTTACTAATCCAATAGCTGAACTTTTAGCAGACGAGATTAAAGTGATAGCAATGAATAACAGCCCTCAAGGGGTTTACACAATTAAAGATTTAAAAGATGGATATAACAAATGAGTGTAATATGCAGTTAATGGCACGTTATCCTGATAATTATTTTGATTTAGCAATAGTAGACCCTCCTTATGGGATTTCTGTAAATATGAATGCTGGAAGAAAAAAAGACACTAAATCAAAAAAAAGAACGGTTAAAAAATGGGATAATGAAACTCCTACAAAAGAATATTTTAATGAATTATTTAGGGTTTCAAAAAATCAAATTATTTGCGGAGCTAATTATATGACCGAAAATTTACCAATTTCAATGGGTTGGATTTTCTGGGATAAATGTGTTGCAGAAGGATGCTCGTTTTCAGATGGTGAGTTAATTTGGACTTCGTTTAATCAAGCATTAAAAAAAGCCGTTATTCCTTATAGTGGTTTTATAGGTATGGAGGGCGAAAAGTTTCACCCAACAACAAAGCCTTCAAAACTTTACAAATGGATTTTAGATAAATACGCAAAGCAAGGAGATAAAATTTTAGATACCCACTTAGGTAGTGGAAGTATTGCAATAGCGTGCCACGATTACGGATTTGACTTAACGGCGTGCGAGTTAGATAAGGAATATTACGACAAAGCAATGCAGAGAATTAATAATCATATTTCACAACAAAAACTATTTTAAGATGGGCAAAGTAATAATTGAGTTCGATTCAGTAGAAGAGCAAGACGATATTAACATGGCTTTAAATGGCTATAAGTATAGCGTAATACTACACCAATTAGATAATGATTTAAGAAGCATAACTAAACATGGGGTATATAAGAATATAGAAGCCACTGAGCAGGAAATAGAACTAGCACAAGACTTAAGAGATAGTATCCACTCGTATTTATCAGAATATAACTTATCATTACTATAAGTATTTAAAAAACTTAATTACCTTTATCAAATGGTTGAAAACATAGAACGAATAATGGAGTTATTTAACTCTGGAATAGGGAAGACAAATGTGGCGAGAACAATATGTGAAGAGCAAGGAATAGAATTTGACCATAACCATAGACGAAGCGTAGGGAAGTTAATTAATCGTAGGCTAAATAATGGTATAAATCAGGAGTGCGAAGCCGTAGGAATAGACATAGATAAAGTAAAACACTATTGGTATAAAGGTGAACATTATTCTATCAATGTAAAGGGGGTCGAAAACGACTCCTTTAACTATCATGAATTTAAACAAGATTTTATAGATACAGTTGAAAAGATTAAACCTAACCACATTAAAATTGAACGTTCAGAACTCATCGAGGACTCGCACGCTTTACTTATAGACCCCGCCGATATTCATATAAACAAACTTTGTTCTGCATTTGAAACGGGTGAAGAATATAACTCACAGATTGCAGTTCAAAGGGTTAAGCAAGGCGTCTATTCAATACTTAAAAAAAGTAAATATTTCAACATTGATAAGATTATTTTAATAGTTGGTAACGACGTTTTAAATACCGACAATGCTAAGAGCCAAACGACAAAAGGCACACAACAGGATACGCATTTAAAATGGTTCGATGCTTTCATAATGGCGAAACAATTATACATTGATATTATAGAAACCTTGGTACAGATTGCAGATGTTGAAGTAATTTATAACGTATCTAATCATGACGAGATGAGCGGTTTTTTTCTAATGGATTCGCTTTATTCATGGTATAACACGCATGAAAATATAGAATTTAATAGAAGCCCATCACATAGAAAATATACAACCTACGGTAAAAACTTAATAGGAACTACGCACGGTGACGGGGCAAAGCAAAACGATTTACCATTATTAATGTGCCATGAAGCTTCAAATTATTGGCACAATTGTAAACATAGATATTGGTTTACTCACCACGTTCACCACAAAACAAGCAAGGATATTATGAGCGTACAAATAGAGTCTTTACGTTCACCTAGCCCTGCTGATAGTTGGCACCATAAAAGCGGTTACCAACACTCACCTTTAGCAATTGAGGGTTTTATATTTCATAAGGAGTTTGGGCAAGTCGCACGTTTAACAACTTTATTTTAAAAATTATGGATATATTTGAAACTAAAATATTACTTTTACATTTTAACTATCATTGTAGAACGAAAAAAAACGTATCTTTGAACATGGTATTTACATATTATTTGAATTGATGAGTAATAAATTAATGATAGAGCTATCAAAATACCACTCCGAGTGGTGTAAGATTGTGCGGTCATTTGGTGTAAGCTCCGATACTTGCGAAGACGTAGTGCAGGATATGTATTTAAGACTTAACAAATTATCATCCTATGAAAAACTGTTTAAAAACGGGGTGCTATCAAAGTCTTATGTTTGGATTACTTTAAGAAATTTACAGTTCCAACAATTTAAACAGGACAACTTAACGATTTCACTAAGCAACTATGATATACAAATAGATGAAAATTGTACATTAGATGAGGTTAAAGCGCGTTCTAATTTTAATGTAAAGATTAACAGAGAAGTAGGCAAGTGGAATATGTACGACCAACTACTATTTTCTATCTACATGAACGATTCAATTTCAATGCGTGATATTTCAAAAGGTAGCGGAATAACTTTGAGAAGCATACAAAGGACGTTAGAGAATTGCTATCGTAGGTTAAGGCAAAATGTAGGTGAAGACTATCAAGATTTAATAAACAAAGATTACGAACTAATATAAATAATTATGAAATTTGAAAACATATTATCTTTAATAGATAAAGAATTAGAAAAAAGACATAATAAAACTATTGAATATTATGATTTATTTTGTAAAGTAGATGATGAGAATAAAAAATTAAAACAAGAAATAATAAATTTAAGAAATGACTTACAAGAATTAAGTAAAGAGCTTCTTAAAAATGATTAATATAACAGCTAAAAACATAAATAAACACTATAATAACTAATATAATGGCAAAAAGAAGAGTAAGTAAAGGATTAGGTGATACAGTAGAGAAGATTTTACACGCAACAGGTATTGACAAAGTATTTCACTTTATTGCAGGTGAAGATTGTAAATGCGAGGAGCGAAAAGAGAAACTTAATAAGTTATGGAAGTACAAAAAAATAGAATGTTTAATCGAATCAGAGCATGAATTCCTTACAGATTTTTTCAAGACGTTTAGAAACCAAGTTTCACCAGCTGAACAAGGATATCTACTTAAGATTTACAACCGCGTATTTAATGATAAACAAATGGCTACAAGCTGTGGCGACTGTTGGAGAGATATTCTTAAGGATTTGAGATTGTTACACGCGGAATATAAACAAGATTAAAACATTAAATAATTGAACTCAATTTATTTCAATTATGGAAGATAAAAGAAAAAATAATGGCGGTCATTCAAATGGAGGTCGTAAAAGTAAAGCTGAAGAGCAGAATTTAATAGAGAAACTTTCTCCTATAATGCCTGAAGCGTTTAAGCAATTAGAGATAGCAATAGAAAGCGGTAAAGATTGGGCTATTAAAATGGCTTTTGAATACTATTTTGGTAAACCTAATCAAAAAATGGACGTTACAACTATGGGAGAAAAGATACAGAATATTATTAGTTTAGGAATAGGCATAAATCCCAATACAGATGAAGTACAAAATATTGAAGACTAAAGGAAGTGTAATTACATTCAGGGTAAAAAGTGAATGTGAATACAACGGTTTAAAATTAGATGTAGATGTGAGTGGAACAGACCCGCACAAATTTCTAGATGATTACGTTTGCAGTGGGAAACTTCGTGAAGAGATGAACGCATGGTTTGAAACATTACCTAAAAAAGATTGAGATTATTAGTAAAGCAGGAACACGCAACCTATTATCTAAACGATAGGACAACTGAAGAAGTTTTATACGGTGGAGCTGCTGGTGGTGGCAAGTCGGCTTTCGGTTGCCTTTGGCTTATATCTATGTGCCAAAAGCCT